ACTTCTAATATGACAGATGAACAAAGAAAGTCTTATGAATTACTTCAAAGAGAGATTGTAAATACTGAATCAAAACTAAAAGGACTTGAAAAAGAATTTAGTTCTGTTTCAAACAATGTCAAAATTCAACTTACAGCATGGGGAACAAAACTAAAAGAAACTGGAAACAAAATAAAAGATTTAGGAAGTAAATTTAAAGTATTAAGTGGACTTTCAGCTGGTGCATTAATAGGAGCAACAAAGAGCGCTGTTGACTTTGAAACAGCATTCACTGGTGTTCAAAAAACGGTTGATGGAACTGAACAACAACTTGCTGAATTAAGAGATGGATTGCTTGAATTATCAAAAAGAACAGCATCTTCAAGTTCAGACATAGCATCAGTAGCAGAAGCAGCTGGGCAATTAGGTGTTTCAACTGAAAATATTTTAAACTTTACTGAAACAATGGTTAGATTAGGAGATTCAACAAATCTTTCAGCAGATGAAGCAGCAAGTTCAATTGCAAAACTTTACAATGTCATGAAGTCAGATATAAATTCAGTTGATAGATTTGGAGCTGCAATAGTAGAACTTGGAAACAATGCAGCAACAACAGAAGCTGACATTTTAAACATGGCAACAAGAATTGCAGCATCATCAAAACAAATTGGACTTAATGAAGCACAAGTTTTAGGATTTGCAACAACATTGTCATCATTAGGACTTGAAGCAGAAGCTGGTGGAACAGCATTTAGTAAGATTATGACATCAATTGATAAGGCTGTTTCTACAAATAGCAAAACACTTCAAACATGGGCAAAGATTTCTGGAATGAGTGTTTCTGATTTTAAGAAACAATGGGAAACTGATGCAGCTGGTGCTCTTGAAGCAATGATTAGAGGACTTGGAAGATTTAAAGATGAGGGTGGAAATGTCAATTTATTACTTTCAGAACTTGGATTGAATGAAGTAAGAGTTGCTGACACAATGAAGAGATTAACAAATGCTGGGGATTTAACAACAAATATGCTTAATTTATCAAATAAAGCATGGAGAGAAAATTCAGCATTAACAAAGGAATCAGATAAGAGGTATCAAACAACAGCATCAAAAATTCAACAATTAAAAAATAGTTTTGTTGAATTAGGTGTTAAATTAGGAGAAATATTATTGCCAATTGTCAAAAAAGTAGTGGATGGATTAAAAGGATTCACAAATTGGCTTTCATCATTAGATAAAGGAACAAGAGTTGTTGTTCTTGGATTTATAGGATTTGCAGCAGCAATTGCCCCAGTTCTTATTGGAATTGGAAATTTAGTTGCAGCTGTTGGAACATTGTCTGTTGCATTGGCTGGATTAAACTTAAATCCAGTTGTTCTTGGAATAACAGCTGGGGTTGCTGCAATAGCAGCTCTTGGAGCAGCAATTGCTTTAACTAAAAACAAAACATTGGAATATACAGAAGAACAAAAGAAAATGATTGCTCAATCAGAAGAAACTAAAAATGCCATTGTAGAAGAGGCAAAGGCTTATGATGAGTTAAATAATGCAAAAATAAAACAACTTTCACAAAGTATGAGTGAATTGACATATTATAATAATTTGAAACAAGAATTAGGAAACATTGTTGATGCAAATGGAAAAGTCAAAGATGGTTATGAACAAAGAGCTCAATTTATTGCAACAGAGTTGTCAAAATATCTTGGAACTGAAATATCATTAAACAATGGAATTATTCAAAATTATAAAGATATAAGGTCTCAAATAGACATGTTGCTTGAAAAGAAAAAAGCTCAAATAATTTTGGAATCACAAGAAGAACAATATGCAACAGCAATTAAAAACAAAGATAAAGCATATAGAGATTACACAAAAACACAAGAGGGTTATAAGGAAGCAATAAGGCAAAGTGAAATTGCCACATCAAAATTAAAATTAGCTGAATATGAAAGAGACCAAGCAAAAAAAGAAAGCACAAATGGATTAACAAGGGAACAAACACAATATTATTATGATTTAATCCAACAATATAAGAGAGATGCAAAAGCAGCAGAAGAAAATTTGGCAAGAAAGAAAAAAGCATATGAAACAAATGTTGAAAATTTAGGAAAATATGAATATGCAATTTCAACATATGAATATAATGTTGAACAAGCTCAAAAAGGTCATTATGACAAGATGATTACAGCTGATTGGGATTATGTAAAAACACAAGGAAAAACACTTGATGCTCAACAATTACAATATCAAACAGCAATTGAAACAGCACAAGGAAAAATCTTATATTTACAACAACAAAGATTAACAGCAAAGAGTGCTTCTGACAAAGCTGAAATTGATGCTGAAATAGCAAAAAATCAAAAGATTGTTGATTCAAACAAAAGAGCATTAGAAGAATATAATGGAAACACAAGAGCAGCATTAGATGACAATCAAAGAAAATGGTTAACAAGTGCAGCAGATACACTTTCAAGGATGTCTGGAAAGAAAATTGAGTTCAAAGAAATTGGAAAAGGTATGGTGCAAGCTTATGCTGATGGAGAAAAGGTTGGAAAACCATTTGTTGCATCAGAAGCAAAGAATGTCAAAGATGCAGCTGTTGCAGCATTAAATGGTCAAAAAGGTGCAAATTCTACTGGTCAAAATATAATTCAAGGATTGATCGATGGATTAAATAATAAAAAGAAAAATAATTCATTGTTTGCAACAGCAAGAAATGTAGCTTCAAATTTGATTAGTGCAATAAATAGAGCTGCTGGTGTTAATTCTCCATCAAGATTAACAATGGCAACTGGTAGATTTATTGATGATGGATTATTAATAGGACTTCAAAAAGGAAGAGAAGAGGTCTTAAAAGAAGCTTCTATGCTTGGAAATGATGTTATAGGTGCAATCAATGGAGAAACAATGATTGATGGCTACAATAATGCTTTAAGTGGCTTAAAAGGGCAAGTGGATGCATCACTTAATCCAACAATAAATCCACAAGCAAATTTGAATCCTTTATATATTCAAATTGAAAACTTTAATAATAACAGAAACTCTGATGTTCAATCTCTTGCACAAGAATTGGAATTTTATAGAAGAGAATCTGCTCAAAGTAGAGGTGGGAATTAATGGTTATTTGGAAAAATGTAGAATTTAGAAATAAAGGAATAATTGTTGATAGGACACCAACAATTTCAAAAGCACAAAAAAGGATTGAACAATTTGTTGTTCCTTATAGAAATGGATTTTTATCAGTTGATTCTGGTGTTTATGATTCATTTGTTGTTCAAGTTGAATGTCATGCCAAAGAAGATGCTGACTTTGATGAAATAAAGGCCTTTTTAGATGGTTATGGAACACTTTCTTTTGATGGAGAGAGGGAATATACAGCAATCATTAAGAATGCAATTGAATTCAGCAAAGCACATCATTTCAAAAGATTCCCAGTTCAATTTGAGGTCAATCCAATAGCATATGATATTGTTCCATCAACATTTAGTGGAACTGGAACTTTAACAATAAATGATGCAACAACAGAGATGTTTCCAATAATAACAATTGTTGCATCTGGGGATGTATCAATGACAATCAATAACAACACATTTTATTTAGATAATGCTGATGGAACATACATTTTAGATTGTCAAAATAAAGTAATAACAAAAAATGGGGTTAATGCTGCAAACATAATGAGAGGAGACTTTCCAACATTACAAGTTGGAACAAATACAATTTCATCAACTGGAACAGCAACAATCACAACTGAATATAAAAAAGCATATTTGTAGGAGGTAAAATATGAATATTTATTTATCAACTGAAACAACTTTCACAAATAATGGATTGGGATTCTTAACAGATTGTTTGTCAGCTGTTGTTAATGATGAAATAAATGGAAATTATTCTTTAACATTGGAATATATGTTGAATGGACATTTATCAGAATATTTGGTGCAAGAGAACATCATCAAATGTCCAGTTCAAGATGGAACAATGCAATTATTTAGGATTAAATATGTTAATAAAGACTTTAATAAAATAACAATAAGTGCAAAACATATATTTTATGATTTATTAGACAACTTTTTATTAGATGTTGCTCCAACAAATAGAGCAGCACAATCATTTGGAGAATGGATTCTTGCAAGAACAAATTATGAGAGCCCATTCTCTTTTGTTTCATCTATTGCAACAACAAAGAGTGCAAGATATGTCAGAAAGAATCCAGTTGAAGCAATAATGGGAACAGAATCAAATTCAATGGTTAATTTATTTGGTGGAGAGCTTCAAAGAGATAACTTCACAATCAATCTATTAACAAGACTTGGACAAGATAGAGGATTGAAACTTATTGTTGGAAAAAATATAACTGGAATTCAAATGACAATAGATGAAAATGAACTTTACACAAGAATTCTTCCATTGGGATTTGATGGATTAATGCTTCCAGAAACTTATGTTGATTCTCCATTAATTAATCAATACCCAACACCAAAAGTTAGAAAATATGAATTTAGTGAAATAAAGTATGATCCAAGTGGAGAAGATGAGAGTGCTTATTCTGACATTCAAGATGCTTATCAAGCTTTGAGAGATGCTGTAAATGAATTATATGCAAATGGAATTGACAAGCCACAAATTAACATTGCTATTGATTGGATTGAACTTTCTAAAACAAAAGAATATGAACAATTTCAAAATTTAGAGACAATTAGACTTGGAGACACATTAAAAGCCAATTTACTTGGATTAGATTATGAAACAAGAGTCATTGGAATAACTTACAATGTTTTAGCAAATAGGGTTGATTCATTCACAATTGGAGAAGTTAAGCCAAATATTGCAACAACATTGAACAATATTGAAAAAGCTGTTGAAAGTGTTGATACATCATCAATATTAGATGCAGCGAGAGAAAGTGCAACTGATTTAATAAATAGTGCATTAGTAAGCAATATTTATTTAGATTATGAAAATGGAAATCTTTACATAATGGACACAGACAATCCACAAACAGCAACAAAACTTTGGAGATGGAATCTTAATGGACTTGGTTATTCTGATGAGGGAATAAATGGAACATATGATGTTGCAATGACTATGGATGGCTCAATTGTAGCCAATATGATAACAACTGGGGAACTTAATGCAGAACTTATTCAAGGATGGGATTCTTTAACACTTCAAGTTGATGGATTATTAGAAGAAAAAGAACTTACTGATGAACAAATTGAAGAAATAAAAGCCAATTATGCAACTCTTAATGATCTTGAAAACATACAAACACAAGTCAATGAAGTAATTGGAGACACCTACACAAAAACTGAAATAAATAAGATCATAAATGGAACTGATGAAAATGGACTTGCTGTAAGTGTTTTAAAGACAACATCAGCAACATTTGATGAAAATGGAATGACTTATTCAAAGAGTGGTGCAGCAACTACATCAACAATCAATCAAGAGGGATTAGTTGTAAATGATGCATCAAGTGGAACTGAACTTCTTAAAGCTGGTTATGATTCAGCAATGGGAGAAACAATGGTTAAAGCTGCCAATCTTTATTTAACAAAATATTTAGGAATAGAAGATTGGAGAATTGAAGAAGTTGAGTCAACAACATATGGACAAGGTGTTGGATTCTTTTATCTTGGAGGTGGTAATTAATGGCAAAAACATTAACAAAATCCTATCAATTGCTAGGAAGTGCATCAACATCAACTTATTCACAATTAAGACTTTATGGAAAATATAATTCACAAAATGAAGCAACATTAAAATCAAATATAACATTGCAATTAAGATTATATGGTAATGGTGGAAGTGGAAGCTTTTCAAGTGGAACAGCAAGGATTAATTCATCTTCATCGTCACTTGGAAGCACATCTTTTTCAAAAGGAAAAGAAACAACACTTAAAACATTAACTTATGATGTTCAACATGATTCTTCTGGAAACTATTCAGCAAGTGTTAGTGGATTTTTACACACAACATCAGGATCAATGACAGATAAGACAATCACACAAACAATTATTGTTCCACAAATAAAAGCCAAATCAAAAGCAACAGCAACACCAAATCCAGCTGACATTGGCTCAACAATAACAATTAACACAAACAGAATTTCAAGTTCTTACACACACACATTAACTTATGCATTTGGAACTTTATCTGGAACAATTGGAACAAATATTGGTGCATCTACTACATGGACAATTCCAACAAGTTTCTATGCTGAAATACCAGATGCAGCTCTTGGAACTTGTGTTATAACTTGTCAAACATTCAATTCAAGTGGAACATCACTTGGAACAACAACATTGAATTTAATGATTCAAGCATTTACACCTCCAATCATTAATTCAATTTCATATGAAGCAACTGATGCTTTAACATTGAGCCTTGCTGATTCATCAACATTAATAAGTGGTGTATCAACTGGAACTTTATCTGTTAATGCAACAGCACAAAATTCAGCAACATTGTCATCAGTAGATTTTGCAATTGCCAACAATGAAATAATTGGAACTGATACAAGCATAAGTGGACAAACAACAGCAACTGGATCATTTAGTGGAACATTCAATTCTCCAACAATAATGGCTTATGTTTATGATTCAAGAAATAATTATGCCGTTTCATCAAATTATTCATATACATTTATTGATTATGTTCAATTGTCAGTTGACTCTGGTGCAACTTTAAAAAGACCAGCACAAACAGATGATTTTGTTGTTATAGAGTCATATAAGGGTGCATTATGGCAAGGAAACTTTGGACAACAAACAAATTCATTAACATTGCAATATAGATATAAATTACATAGTGATTCAGATTCAAGTTATAGTGCTTGGACAACAATTCCAAGTTCAGCAATAACACTTGATTCAACAAATATGACTTATTCAATATCAAATTATCAATTGCCAGCAACATTAAGTCATACAGAAGTATATGACATCCAATTCCAAGCAACTGATTTGATTATGACAACAGAGCCTTACACATACACAATCAAATTAGGAATTCCAAATTTTGCTGTGTTCCCAAATCATTTATATTTTGGAAATGATTATGTTTTTGATTCAACAAGTGGAAGCCCAAAATTGAATCCAAATTGTATTGAAAAAAATATAATTACAATGCAATTAACTGGAACACAATCATTTGGAAATGCATATACAAGACTAAATTTAAGTGCAAGAACAACGATTGGAACAAAATTAAGTGTTAGTTCAAATCAAGTCTTAATAGGAGATGGAATAAATTATATAAGAGTAAGTGCAACATTTGGTTATAACTATGCAAGTGCTGGGATGAGATATTTAAGAATCACAAAAAACTATAATGCAAGCAATTTAGATGGAACTACAATTGCATTGCAACAAAAATATGAAAATAACACAAATCATGTTGGAACATTAGCAATAACAGATATTGTAATCCCAGTCAATGAGGGAGATTTAATAGGAATGTATGTCTATGGATTAAGTGGAGATAGTGTAAGATATACAACTAGTGGAATGATTCAAACAAATATGACAATTGAAGTGATAAGTTAGGAGATGAAAAAGTGGAAGTAATAATTGCATTGATAAGTGGTTTATGTGTAGCAATTCCAAGCATAATTGCAACATATACAACAAATAAGAAAACAACAACATTGATTACATACAGATTGGACATATTAGAAAAGAAAGTTCAAGAACATAACAACTGGTCTTTAAGAATTCAACATTTAGAAGATGAAGTAAGATTCATTGAAGATAAAATAAAAGATTAGGAGGATTTTTATGAAGAAATGGATTAAAGCAGCTGGAATTAGAGCAATAAAGACAATAGCACAAACAGCTATTGCAACAATTGGAACAAGTGCATTAATGAGTGAAGTTAATTGGCTTATGGTTTTAAGTGCGTCTGTTCTTGCTGGTATATTGAGCTTATTAACAAGTGTTGCTGGATTGCCAGAATTAGAAAATGAAACATCTTTTGATGAACTTGAAGATGAATGGGATGAGGAGGATTGGTAAAATGGCAAATGTGCAAAAAGCAATCTTTCCAATGCATTATATGAATATAAGTCAATCATATAATAAGGGAAATCATATTTTGCATAATGAGGGGAAGTATTTAATAAAAGGAAGAAAAGATTATCCAATAGATATTTGTGGGATGGATTCTGGAAGAGATTATTTCTATGCACCTTGCGATTGTAAAATTACTTTTATTCAAGCAAAAAATACATATGAATGGACAAACAAAATGATCCTAGTATCAACAAGTAAAGTTAAAACACCTAGATATGGAACTACACAAATATTCTTTAAAGTAGTTCATTTTTTATATGAAGATGTTAAGAAATATGGATTAAAAGTAGGAAAGACTTTTAAAAAGGGAGAAATAATATGTAGAGAGGGAAAAGATTATAACTCAAAGGGCAACCATATCCACCTTTCACAAGGAATTGGCTATGCTAACAAGTCTATATATAATAGAAGTATATTACATAAGAAAACAAGAAAACTTGTAGCAAATGGAGATAACAAATACCCTCAAAGCATTTTTTATTTAGACAAGAAATTCACAAAGAAGATCATCAGAGATGGTGGAATTAAGTGGACTACTATAAATTAAAATGAGCCTAGAAATAGGCTCTTTTTTTATTGAGGAAATTTAAAACAAAATAGTTATGATATAATTAGGAGGTGCAAATATGATAGTTGATTGGATTGATTTTATAGAAGAGATCAAGGAAGAATTAGACAATTTTGAGATAGTTGACTAATATGATATAATATTATTGAGATAGAGTGATTCTATCATAAGGCATTGTCCAGTTGAAATCTGGAATTGGAAGAGAGTGAAGAGCTCTCTTATTTTGTTCCATGTTTGTTCCATGAACTAGGTGGAAAATATGAAAAAATAGCAATATTTA